ACCATCGAGGCCAAGTATCCGCTCTGGACCTTTTGGGACATCGGCAACGACGGCCTTTCGTGCTGGCTGGGCCAACAGGTATTCCGTGACATCTTGTGGCATCGCTTCCGGTTTACGACCGGCCAAGGGGCCGTCATGGCTGCCGAGTGGATCACGCAAATGGAGCAAGAGACGGGGCGAAGCATCGCCAAGCATTTCTTCCCGCACGACGTGGACTATCGGGACATGGGATATTCGAAGACCTACCGGCAGCAGCTTGTCGACGCTGGCGTTCCGAATCACAAGATCATCACGGTTCCCATTGCGGGCGACAAATGGGACGGCATCAACGCCGTGCGTGACCGGCTGCCGCGAATGTGGTTTGACCCTGCCTGCGAGACGCCGCAAACCGACGAATACGGCGACAAGCTGCCGTCTGGCGTCGGATGTCTGAGCAACTACCGGACGCAGCCAAAGGCCGCAAGCGGGGCCATTCGACCCCTGCCCTTGCACGACATCAACTCGCACGGGGCGGACGCGATGATTACCTTTGGGGCTGCCGACGAGCAGGGTTTCATCAACTCCAATATCGAGGCCGGAGACGAGCCGCGATTGAAACGCCGCGCCGCTGTGGCAAAGTTCAGCTTTGTAGGGAGGTAATTCTATGACCGTCAAACCACATTGCATTTCCGGGGAAATTCTCGATTGGTTGCGTGGCAAGCTCGCCGACGCTGAGCAAGCTCTACGCATTTGGGAAGCAATGGCAAACCCGCCGACGATTTCCGATGAGGAATGGGAACGGATCAAAGCCATGCACGGCACTCGTGTGACCAAAGGCCGCAAACGGATCAAGGCCGCGCTCAAAGACCTAGCGGAAGAACCTCTGCGCCACAAACGCATCGCCGAGAAATGCCGATGCGAGGTCGAGATGTTTCGAGCGACCATTGCGGCACTGACCAAATGACGCCATGATCACTTTCGGCGCTGCGGACGAACAGGGATTCATCAACAGCAACCTGGAAGCCGACGACAAACCGCAAGAAAGGCGGCGCGGGCAGGCGAAATTCAGCTTTGTGGGGAGACGATGAAATTCCGGTCTATCATTTACAATCGGCAGCGCGTCATTATTGACTCCGCCGAGTTTGCCGTGTGGCAAGACGCTGCAAAATGGATCCGGGAATGGAGCGGCGAAGGCAAGAAATGGAGTGAAATTTTGCACCTATGACCCCCATTGACCACATCCGCAGGCTCTACCGGCTCAATCCCGGCATGAGCTTCGATGACGACCTCAAGGCGCATTTCGAGCGAGGCTACGTCGTTTCGACACCTGAAGCCTTTGCGATGGGCCGCCCCGTCCGGCGCGATTGGACACCCGAAAGGCTCAACAATCCGTTCCATGCGGAACCTGCCGCAACGGCTGATTGCTGGTTTATTTGGGTTCTGGCCGGTGACTTGAGCGTCGCGGCTCGATGGCTGCCGTTTGACCTGCCGTGGCTGGGGTTTGCCCGGCGAGGCAAGGCAGCAAAGTTTGTGGAGGCGTCAAGGCTGTTGAGCAAAGCGGCGCAATGAACGCAAAGCGCGTAATTTTGAACGGCAAATGAACGGGAACGCCAAGTTTTCAACGGCTAGGCAACGGAGAACGCTGCCGAAACTGCCAAAACTAGGTTTCGGCGGTTTTGGCAGTTCATGTCGAGTGGGAATTACTCCGTTAAATCCGCTGCGAAATGGGCGAGAAAAGCGGGTAAATGACCAGTTTCACGCAGTTTTTCCGGGGTTTGCTATGGTCACGGTTGCGCTCAAAACCGCCCAAAAGGCACAATTTAGCGCAATCGCTTTGCTCCAGAAAGCACTTGCAAAAGCCAAGTGAGTTCCGCCTAAACTGCCCATGCGGCAGATTAACCTCTCGACTTTCCTCAATTTCGGACGGCCTCTTTATTTCGGCGGCGGCGGTGGTGGCGGAATGCCAGCCTCGCAAGTCCAGGCGGCTCCGATGGCTGACACCGAAGCGGCCAAGACCAAGACGGCAGACGCCAATCGGCGGCGCATTGGTGGCGTCGATGCCCTCAAGGGCACGGCGATTGCTGATCTGGCCCAAAAGGGCAAAACCAAAACCCTCGGAGGCAGCGGCTACACTGGCGAGGCATGAGCGCGGAAATGTCCAAAGCTCAAAAGCTGTGCGAACGCTGGCAGACCATGCAGGCGGATCGTATGCCGTGGCTCGTCCAGTGGCAGGAAATCGCCGACCTGATGGCCCCGCGCTCGGCAGGCATCAGCACAAAGACCAATCTGCCCGGCACTTCGCGGGAAGCTACGCTGTTTGACACGACGGCGGGCGATGCGCTCCTGACAATGGCCGGGGGCCTCATGTCGTGGATGATGCCCGCAAACGAGCCGTGGTTTGGCTTCGAGCCGGTGCGCGAGCTGCGCGGCTCTGATCGCGTCAAAAAGTGGACGCAGGAGTGCGCGGAGCTTGGCCGGGAATACCTGTCCAACTCCAGCTTCTACACCGAGTCGCACGAAGATTTGCTCTCGCATTGTGGCTTTGGCACCTCCGCGCTGTACTTTGCCCTCGAAGACGGCGAGCTTCGTTTCGAGCATCTGCCGACTGGCTCCTACTGCATCGAAGAGAACCGCTTTGGCGTGGTCGATACGCTGTTCCGTGAGTTTGAATGGTCGATTGAGCAGGTCGCCAAGCATTTCGGCGAGGAAGCTCTTTCGGCCAAAAGCCGCGAGGCGCTCAAGGATGACAAGCGCAGGCTTGCCAAGATCAAGATTTTGCACGCCGTCTATCCTCGACCGAACGACGAACGCCCGCGAGACGAGCTTTCTCGGATGGCCGATTGGGGCAAGGCGTTCGCGTCCTGCTACGTCGAGACGGCGGAAAAGAATCTCCTGCGCGAGTCGGGCTTCGATGCGTTTCCGTTCTCGGTGGGCCGCTATCTGAAATGGACGGCGCTGGAAGGGAAAACCGCCTACGGCTACGGGCCGGGCTTTGCGGCGCTGCCTGACACACGGCAAATCAACTTCCTGCAAATGATGATGGATTGCGAGGCTGAAAAGCGCGTGCGTCCTTCCATGATCGCAGACGAGCGACTGGAAGGTGACATTGTGCTTTCTGCCGGTGGCATCACCTACATTTCGCAGGGCATGTTTGAGCCAAAGCCCATTCAGGTCGGCGGAGACTACAACGTGGGCCAAGATCGCGTGAAGATGCGGCAAGACGCCATCCGGGCCAAGTTCCACGCCCAACTCTTCAACATGTTCGAGGGACTCGATGGCGTCAGGACCGCGACGGAAATCAACGAGCGTGCTGCCGAGAAGATCACGGCCATAACGCCGGCGTTCTCTCGTCTCGCCACCGAGAAACATACGCCGATGCTCAAGGCGCTGTTTGGGCAGTGGCTTGAAGCCGGAATGTTGCCAGCGCCGCCCCCCGAAGCCATCCAGCGCATTTCCGATTCGGTCGGGATGGTGCCGAATCCGGCCATTTCGTTCTCGTCTCGCCTGGCGCTTGCAATCAAGAGCCTGCGCAACGTCGATGCAGACCGCCATATTCAGCGCATCACGGCCATTGCGCCGCTGCGTCCCGAAGTCTTGGAGCCGTTTGATTGGCTTGCCTGGGCGCGTGGTTCTGGGCGCGATGCTGGCGTTCCTACGGATTACATCCTCGATGAGGAAGTCGTGGCGCAAAACATGGCGGCGAAGCAACAAGCAGCAGCCGCGCAAGCTCAAATGGCGATGCTCGAACAAGGCGCGAAGGCGCTCGGCAGCGTCGGCGGAGTCGAAGCCCTGAAAGGAGCCGTCGCATGATCTTTGCCGCTGCCATCACTGGAACGCTCAAAGGCATCGCGGCCATTCTGTCGATGCTGGTTTGCGTGTGCGTCGTGTTCTGGCTCGCGGGAAAACTTGACTGATTCCATGAAAATGACTTCTGACCATTGGCTTGAAGGCGTGCTGAAACAGCCCATTCCGGGCGGTTCTGCAATGCCCGTTCGTCGTTTCCTTGTGATCCACTTTACCAGCGGTGCGTCGGCGCAAAGCTCGATCAACTTCTGGAAGACTCCAGCGGCCAAAGGGGCGTCTGCTCATATCGTGATCGACCGCGACGGCACCGTGTATCAATGCCGACCGTTCAACGTCACGGCAGGCCATGCGGGCGTCTCGCAGTGGCAGGGCTTCAAAGGGCTGAATGCCTGCTCCATCGGCATCGAGCTTGCAAATGCGGGCGATAACGTGGCGCTGGCGGCTCGCTGGTCAAAGTTTGAGCCGGTGACAGCCAAGCACAAGAACGGCGGCAAGCCGCAAAAATGGGAAGTCTATCCGCCTGAGCAACTCGCCGCGTGTGAGGAAGTCGCTAAGGCGCTGGTTGCTCGCTACAAGCTCGACGACGTAATCGGCCACGAAGACATTGCGCCGGATCGGAAGAATGATCCTGGCCCGGCCTTCCCGATGGCGGCGCTTCGTGTGGCCTGCGGATTCAAACCGGAGGTGAAGCCATGAATGACCGTTCCAAGCTCGACCTCGCGCAATCATTCAACCGGGGAAACGACCTGTTTGAATACACCTTCACGGTCGCAACGAAACGCCATGAGGTGCAGGCGGCGGTTCTGCGTGCCTTCATCGAGGGCTTTAACTGCTTCCTGTTCAAGTTCGAGTTCAAAGGTCGCAAGTTCGAGGATCGCATTGCCCTGCCGCATGCCGCTGGATTCGATGAGCGTGACGCCGTGGAGATGGCCGAATACGCCCACGACCGCTTTTTGAACACGGTGAAGAAACTCGTCAAAGCATGACCGAAGTCGAGCAAATCGAAGCCAAGCGCAAGAATCGCCAAGCGCGTTTGAATGACGCTTGGGCAGACCTTGCCACAAGCAAGTCATTCCGGCTTGTGATGGAAGACGCGCAGCTTCATTTCGGCATGTTCAAAGAATCGTTTCTGCCGACTGACAATTTCAACCCGCACGCTGCCGCGCAACGCGACGGCCAGAAAAGCGTGCTGACCTTTTTCGCCCGCCGCCTCGCTCGCGGCGCGGCACTCTTGGAAGACGAAGCCGAGAGCAAACCAACGAGCGCCCAACTCTAACACCACCAAACACAACGCATGAAATTCTCATTCTTCAAATACTTCGCCGACCGGCTTTTCAGCAAGCTTGCGGCCAAACCCGGAGGCCCCAAAACCAAAGGCGAACTGCATCGCAAGTTGAAGCGCAATGTCGCTCTTCAATCCATCGCTCACGACCACGCAAAGCAGCGCCGCTTGATGGCGTGGCAGCGCAGTGTGCAAGGCGGCTACCAAGCCAAGATCGCGCTGGTTAAGGCTGGCAAAGGCCGAAACTCTCTCGCTGGCATTCCGGAATAACCCCAAACACCACCACCCCATGAACATCGAAATCAAAAACGGAGTCGTCACCAAAGACGGCGACGAAATCGGAGTCATTCAAGACTCGACCTGTTACCTGACTGCGCAAGTCGGGCCTACCGTGAAAGGTGCAATCAAGAAAACCGCTGGCGTCGAGCTAGCCTTTGTGGTCGGCAATGCGCCGGAAGCGCCAGACGAAGAGGACAGCGACGGCAAAGACGTTGACGCCCTTAAGCCATCCCTCGCCGACATGAGCGACGACGAACTGGCCGAAGAAATGAAGCGGCGCGGCCTCATTCAAGAGGTCAAAAACGAGCCTGTCGTGGAGCAACCTCCCGTGATCGAGCGCGATCTTTCTGCCGTCGAACGGCTGCACAAGCTCGCCAACGAGGGCCGGATTCCGCAGCCCCCGGCCAAGCATCCGGCGATGGGCGACAAGACACCCGAATATGTCGCATGGTTCAAAGCGCACGCGACGCCCGAAGAAATCGCTGTGCGCTACCCTGACAACCGCCGCATTCCGGCATCGGTTCGCGAGTTCCAGGCTGCTGAGGAAAAGCTGAAAGGAAAGCTGCCCGGCGAGAAGAAGGACACGGCACCCGAAAACGACTTCATTGGCAAGGGGGGCGATGAGTGATGAAACTGTTTCCTCGATTCTTCCTCGAAGGTGAAGGCGGCGACGGCGGCAGCAATGGCGGCGGCGGCGCTTCCGGTGGCTCCACGCTGCTCGGCGGCGCGGCTGGCGGCAGTTCCGGCGCTGGACAAGGCGACGGCTCAAAAGCCGGTTCTGGCGCAAGCGGCGGCACTGGCGCTGGCGACGGCGGCAGTCCGGGCGCATGGGATTTCCGTTCCTCGCTGGACGACAAGGGCAACTTCCGGCCCGGCTGGGATGCCAACCTGCCCGATGACCTCAAAGCGTCGGCGGCTGCTCTCGCCAAGTATCCGAATCCGCTCGAACTCATGCGCGGCCACGTCAACGCCTCGAAGTTGATCGGCCAAAAGACGGCCCTCAAGGCTCCGGCTCCCGACGCCAAGCCCGAAGAAGTCGCCAAGTTCAATGCGCAAATCCGCGAGGTGCTCGGCGTCCCGGCCAAGGCGGAGGAATACAAGCTGACGAAGCCGGACAATCTGCCGCAAGGCCTGTCATGGGACGAGGCCAAGGTGGGCGACTGGCAGAAGTTCTTCCACGACGCCAACATTCCGCCAGCCGTCGCTGACAAGATCGTTGCCAAGCAGGCTGCCGAAATCGCCAGCCAAGCCGAGGCGGGCAAAGGCAAGCTCGATCAATGGGTGAAGTCCCAAGAGGCTGAACTGCGGAAAGAATGGGGCGCGGACTTCGACGCCAATCTCGGGCTTGCCGCCAAGGCTGCATCCATTGCCGGTTTTGACCTGAACGACAGCGAGCTTGGCAATAATGCAAAGTTCGTGCAGGCCATGTTGACCGTTTCGCGGCTCATCTCCCCCGACAAGCTCGTCGGCGGCGACAAGGCTGCAACGGTCATGGATGGAGCCGCACAAGCCGAGGACATTCGCCGCAACCCGAACAACCCCTGGCACAAGGC